CGCGCTGGCCGATGCGCTGTCTGTGCCGCACTATGACCTCGCCACGGTAGACGTGATTCGCGCCGCCGACTACCTGCGCGCACTGGTCGATGCGCAGCCAACGCCAGCCGTGCCGCACGGATGGAAGCTGGTGCCGGTGGAGCCGACGCCGGAGATGCTGAGCGCGGTCGGCATGATGGACGGCTATGACTGGCACGCACCGGGATGCTCTCCTGACGCGGACCACGCGAACTGGTATAGCGCCATGGTTGCCGCTGCGCCAGCCGCGCAGCAGGCCGAGCCGTGTATAGGCAACGATCCTACGTGTCCATGTCAGGACGGCGACGCTTGCCATTACAGGGACGCCGCCGACGGAACGAAAGGGTGGCCGGTTCCGCAGACCGAGCCGAAGCCAGCGCCGGCAAGTGGCGACGACTTGGGTGTCTACAAGGGAATGGCGGATAGCTATCGAAACGATGCCGAGCCGACCGGCGCTCCCTACGGGATCATCGACCCCGATTATGGCCGGGTCTACACCATCGCCCGAAAGCTCGCGTGGGAGGAGGGATACGCCATCGGCCTGCACGGTTCATTCACGCGCGACCTTGACCTGATCGCCGTTCCGTGGGCCGAGAGGGCTTGCGAGGCGGAGCATCTGATTCGTCGTATTGTCGATGCCACAGGACTCAAGCTCCGCGATGGCGTCGTTGTAAAGCCGCACGGGCGACGAGCGTGGACGCTTAAGTTTCCGACGTTCGGCGATCCGCGATTTGTTGACCTGTCGGTCATGCCGAGAATCGGAGGCAGCGATGCTGAGTGACGACGACCGCGAACTGCTACGGCTGGCGGCCATTGCCTGCGGAGAGTTGCGCGGGGAGTGGGTCGGCAACGACGCCTATTTCGATGGCGTGCTGAGTAGATGGAGCCCTCTCACCGACGACGGCGACGCGCTGCGGCTGGCAGTGAATCTGAATCTGTTCAACGGGGCAGAGTTCTACCACTTTCGATCGCTGGAGCGGTTCGGCCGACAAGATGAGGACGATCTCGCCGCTACCCGCCGCGCCATCGTCCGAGCCGCAGCAGAGATTGGGAGGCGGCATGAGCATCAATGACGGCGGGCCTGCATTTCCGCATGACGGGCAGCATAACTACACGGGCGGCATGACCCTGCGCGACTACTTCGCGGCGGAGGCGATGCAGCCGATTTTGCTCGCTGCCATGCAAGTCGCCGGCCCCGAGAGCAGAGTGGACTTTGCTGCTATCGCAGCCGCGTCCTTCCGGATGGCTGACGAGATGCTCAAGGCAAGGGGGCAGCATGACTGACGCACAAGCCGCGCTCGCCCAGGTGCGGGACGCGCTGGCAGCGGGGCCGACGCCGGGGCCGTGGGTGACGATGCCAGCAAATGCCGGCGTGCATTGCGTCGCTCGTATTAATGCGTGGGAGGCTGTGCCGCCAAGCGATTGCGAACTGTCGCATGACAGCATCGATGCATCATTCATCGCCGCCTGCTCGCCCGCCAACATGACCGCCATCCTCGCGCACGTCGAGGCGCAGAAGGCGGAAATCGAGCGCCTGACCGCCGAGCGCGACGAACTGCGCCGGCAGCTTGCCGAGGCCGAGCAGGATGCGCGGCGGTATCGGTGGCTGAGAGCCAATCGAGAATTCTGCGTTGCGACGTATCCAGAAGGGGAGTGGGTGATTCCGGCAGGGATGGTGTTCCTCGGTTACAGCAATCCTGACGCCGATTCGTGGATCGACGCGGCAATGGGAGCCAGCAATGAGTAATCTGAGCATCACGGTTGAAGTCCTGCCGGGAACCGACGTAACGGTTGCGGCACGCGAGGCGATTGACCTTGCGAACCGTCTGGGGGTGACTGTTCACTACGACTTCAACGGCGTGCTGTGCATTGCCGCGCCAGGAGACGATCACGAATCGCTCGCGGAGCAGTGCATGTCGATGGTCGGAGAAATGGAGAAGATCAGGATCGCAAGGGGTCGCCCGAGGGATGCGCAATGAGTAAGCGCACGCCGTGGTTCAACGCGAAAACTGAACCGCCGGTCAACGGCACCGAGAACAGCAAATACGAGTGGCGATGCCGACGAGGTTATGGGATCGGCAGACGGACTATATGGTGGTTGTATCGGTGGTCGTGTCCCGATTGCCAGTGGCGCGGCCTCACCCGGCCAGCGGAGGAATGACATGACACGAACGATACGCAAGGGACAGATCATCGCCATCACAGACGGCGAGTATTCGGACTACTGCCTGCGCGACCATATGCGCGCGCTGCGTGACTTCGATCCGGTAGCAGAGGCGGAACGGTTCAAGCCGACGGAGCTTCGCAAAGACTACTCTGGCGAAGATGCTGAATACATCGCGTGGCTTATCCGAGAGTCCATCGTCGAGACGCTGCCGGTTGGCGAAGTGGTCGAGTTGCACGTCGGGAGCTATAGCTGCCTGAAGCCGAGCTTGTTCGGGCCAGCGGAGGAAGCATGATCGAGCGAATCGAATGGGTCGCGTGTTCGATCGCCGCTGTTTTTGCGATCGTGTTCGCGCTGTACTGGATTGCGAACCCGAGCGAACCAGACGGCACGACGTTTCGTGACTGGTGGAGGAATCGGCCGACAATCCGAGACCCGGAGCGATGGGAGCGTTATCTGCGCGAGAAAGGTCCGCGTGGCTGACCTGCTGACGATCGCGGAGCGCGGCTGATGCTGCTCACCGACGAAGAACTCGACGCGATCCAATCGCTACCGCGCGACACGCCGTACCAGATCCGGAGCGTTTCGCATGGACAGCTATCTATCGCGCGGCACTACGGCGGCTGCCGGTTTAACGGGGCCGAGTACACATACGATCACTCGGACGACACGCTGACCAGAAATGATGTACTGCGCAAACTGCGCGACCTGCGCAAGAAGAAGCCTGCGCAGAATCCTGTACAGGATGGGTTGCTGTAATGCTGCTCACCGCTGACCAGATCGCCGAGAGGATCGGCGTTACCCGCCGGCCGGCGCAGTGTCGCGCACTCGACGCTATGGGAGTACCCTACCGTGTTCGTCCAGACGGATCGCCGAGCGTGTCGAGACTGGTGAGCAGGCTGCGCCGCGCTCACGCGCTGCTCGCGGACGCCTACGCGGGCGCCTGAGCGCCGATCACCCGCCCGGACGACCGCTGATACCTCCGGCCCGCCGATCGCGCCGCCTGCGCCGATCTGGCGCGTCAGAGCACCCAGACGACCAGGTGCGCGACGCACCAGGCCCAGAGGTCGATGATCCACTCAACGAGCATTGACGCGCTCCCTTAGCGCGTCGTACCACTCGCGCGCCTCGGTCAGTCGGCTGATGTTGGCCGCGCAGATTGCGTGCATTGGTATTAAAAGTTACCTGCGCACGTTAAAATGGCGAGGCCGCCAAAGCACTTGCGATGCTTGGCGGCCTCTGACCAATCAGCATACTGGGTGCTTCATGGCTAAAGAAAATCTTACCGCAGAGCGATTGCGTGAGCTGCTCCACTATGACCCCAACACCGGGGTTTTCACATGGGCTCAGCAGTTGTCACCAATCAGGCCTGTCGGAAGCGTTGCAGGCAGCACTTCCAGCTTCTCGTACATCGAGATCTGCATTCATGGTCGTCGGTATTACGCCCACCGCCTCGCTTTCTTGTGGGTGCTCAGTGAATGGCCTCAACACCAGGTCGATCACATCGACGGCGATCGTGCGAACAACAAATGGAACAACCTGCGCGACATAACCAACGCGGAGAACAAGCAGAATCGGCGCTCTGCCACTAAGGGTTCGTTTACAGGGCTGCTTGGCGTTTCTAGATGCCGCGATAAATTCAAGGCGGAAATTAACGTCCCGATGGTTGGCAGAAAACATATCGGCGTGTTCAGTACGCCTGAAGAAGCGCATGCCGCATACGTCGAGGCGAAGCGCCGACTGCACCCATACAGCACCCTTTGAGACCGAGGGCCAAGTCAAGGTTCGTTGACCCTTTCGCGGATTTCGTTATACCAGTCACGCGCAGCACTCAGACGTTCGATGTTCACCGCACACCGCTGGTAGTTTTCCCGGACGGTGTCGAGCTCGTCGGCAAGCCGGACGAGCTGATCGAGTGCGGGACCATCGGGATCGGCTCGAGGTGGCTCGGCCACGGCGGGAGCTGCGGACAGGCCGCCGGCGGCGTCGAGCTGCACGCCGACAGCAGCAGGGATGCGCTGATCGCGCAAGCGAGCCATAGCGGCGCGCCACGCAGCCGTTTGTCGTTGGGCTTGGTCATTGAGCAGCGCCTCCTTCTGCGCCTGCCGGGCTGCCGACTTCGCGGCCAGCGCGGCAAGATCGGTTTCCGTCTGCCGCGCCGCGCGCTCGGCGATGATCTGGCGCTCGGTCCAGACGGCGCGCTCGGACGTGACGCCTATCGACCGGCCATGAAACCAAGCGGCGGTGAGCAGCCCAGCACAGACCAGCAGCCCGACGAGCCAGCGAACGACGGCGGCCGGGATCGGGATCACGCCCGCCTCAGATTGCTGGCGACGCGCCGGGTCCAGCCGCGGCCGTACACGTCCCAGCCAGCCAGGTCGGTGTAGAACGTCAGCCGCTCAGCGGCGAAGTGCGCAAGGAACCGCGCATCCTCGACCGTCGTCATCGCCCGCAGCGTCACCGGCCCGATGATCCCGTCGTCCGGCACCTGTAGCGCCCGCTGCATCATCCGTGTCGCCGGCTTGAGGCCGTGGTTCACCGCCGCGTCGAACACCTGCACCGCCACAGCTTCCGGCATCGCGTCGGCATGCAGCGGCAGCCAATACCGCTGGCGATAGATCCACTGCGCTTTGGCGAGCGTCAGGTTGCGGATGTCCACGTCCGGGTTCGCGCGCTTGCTGATGCCGTACTTCGTCTCGCCGCCGGGGTCGCGCGGATCGTTGACGTAGCCGCCCTCGTGGCCGATCACGACCTCGAACGCGCGCTGGAAGGCGTCCATCAATCCGTCCCGCCGACCTTGAAGCACCTGTCCGTCCGGTACATGCGCCATCGGGTCAGCGCCCAGACGCACGTCCCGGCGAGGCTCGCCATGAAGCCGACCAGCCAGGTCGGCGGCGAGTTGTCGAATCCCGCCATCGCGAACACGGCCACGCCGCCGAGCGCGGTCGCGCCGACGAACCCGCCTGGAATGGCCGAGTGCAGCGCAACCACGAGCGCCGCGACGATGACGACGGCGAGCGAGAGGTAGTACAGCGCCTCGATCATGGCTCAGCCTCCGATTCTGAAAATCTTGCGGATGGCGTCTCGTGCAATCTCGGCAAGCTGGAGCTGCTTGATCGATGCCAGAACCTCGCCCGCAACCGCCATCCCGAACAGGCCGGTAGCGAACACGATCCCGGCCTCGACTCGCTGGCTCGAGATGCCGACGACGTCGGAGATTGCCGGTCCGAGGTTGGCGGCGGCGACGAACCCGCCGATCGCCGCGAAGAACCGATCCCAGCGGGTCGAGTCCACGGGAAGCCACCGCAGCGCAACGAGCGCGCCGGCCAGCCCCGGCCAGAGCTTCGCCGCGGCCTGCGCCACGGTGTCCAAAATGCCCTGCGGTTCAGCCGCCATGATCTCGATCCCCCAATCCATCAGTCCGAATCGCCACGCCGATGAACATCCCCGTGCTCGCCAGCGAATCCGGTTCCGGCCGCGCGCCCTCGACGTAGCCGATCAGCTTCCAGCCGGCGTGGACGTAGACAACCGCGCGCACGAGGCCGAGCGACCAGCGGCGATACCACCAGGTGCGGCCCTGCGAGTGGATGTCGATCGAGAGCCGGCCGACGCCGAGCCGCGGGTGCGCGATCTGGCCGCCGACCGTGATGGCGATGTCGTCGTAGTCCGGCGTGGCTCGGTAGCGGTTGCGCAGCCGGTATGCCCGGTTGCGCCAAAGCCAGCGGATCAGGCCCCAGCGGGTCGCCGGGTAACCTTCGGACGGCGGGCCGAGCCAGCCGGGTCGGTCCTGCGTCTCCAGCCACCGTGCCCAGCGCGGCAGGTGGCCGAGGCTGTCGCTGAATGCGACCGCGATCGGAACGAGCGGGAAGGCGGCGAGCGCGGCCAGCTCGACGAACGCGGCAAGGGCGGCGAAGCGGATCATTTGAACGTGTAGCGGTAGCGAATCGACAACACTTCAAGGCCGCGATCGTGGCCGTCTGGCACGCTCGATATGTGCTCGTACTGCGCGCTCAACCGCTCGGTGATTTGATACCCGATCGCAGCGATTCCGATCGCCCCGCGCGAACAGTGGACGTTCACGGCTTCGGGCGGCGAGCCACGAATCGCGCTCAGCGCAGGCGCGGCTGACTCGCTGTATCCGTTTGCGATGCACCCCCCGACTACGGCGCCCACGCCAAGTTCAACGAACGGCTGCGCGTGGACGGCAGCGGCGAAGGCAAGAAGAATCAGCGCGATGAATTGCCTCATGTTGGCGGCTCCGGCCATTTGATATTCAGCGGATCGGCCCGCGTCGTGATGTCGCGCAGCGCCTGTCTGTAATCGCGCCACGCCTGCGGCACAGGCTCGCCGAGCTCAGAGGATCGAGCGACAATCCAGTCGCAGGCAGCGAGGCGTCGATCACGCTCGGCGCGCACGTGGCGCCAGTGCGCCGCCACGGTAGGCGTGCCGACCCAGCGGCGCAGCGCGTCATCCCATGCGAAAGTCTCGAACTCGGTATCCGGTGGCGCCGGCGGCTGATAGTCGACGACCCGACCGGTCGCAAGATCGCAGCGCATGGACTGCCAATCGAACCGCTCGACGGCCGTGACATCGACAGCGCGCAGCCCGGCGTACTGAGGCATGGACGACGGCATCCCGCTCCACGAAATGCCGGAGAAGGCCCCCGTATCGGCATCGGCGTAGTGAACGAGGACGTTCATCGCTTGATCATCTCGTATCGGACCTCAAGGTCCGAGTAGCTGACCGAGTCGCTGCTGCCTGCATACCAGCCAAGCGCATAGGTGCGCGTCGTGCCGGCAGGCAGCGTGTCGACGCCTGCGTATGTGCGCTTACCGGTTGACGAACCGAGCAGTGCCGGCGCTCCGCATTGAGTCAGAACGACCGGAGGGCCTGCAGAATAGATCCCGAAGAATGACGACCCAATCGTCGCGCTCGGTGTGGTCACATTGATTGTGCCGAGCATCAGGACCTGAAGCGGCCCATCACTGTCGTTCGTGAACGTACAGATCGAACCAGAAAACGCCGCGCGATGTTCAGGGCTCGTGATGGTCGATGTGCCGGATGCGCTAGTACCTGTCTGCACCTCCGTCGCCGCACCCGCTGCGATCAGGTCCGTCTCCTGCAGCTGCTGGATGCGGCCCTGCCAGTAGATCGCTCCGGTACCGGAGTTGACCATCGCGAGGACGCCGATCGACACGAAGTACGCGTTTGCCGGGATCACGGGCGCCTGGCCCGCGCCAAATGCGATCGAATACTCACCCGCGTAAGTCGGCACCGTGCCGACGACGCCGAAGTAGTGATACGTGCCGTAGCTAGGCCACCCGGCGCCATCCGACGAGCCATTGATGAGCGCTCCATTCTTGTCGAAGAAGGCGCAGAGCAGGTAGCAGTTGCCAGTCTGACCGAAGCTCGACACGCTCACATTGCAGATCGCTCGGTACGCTTTGGTCCGATCAATCGGGACGGGTTTGCTGTAGAACCGAGACAGGACCGACGAGTACCACATACGCCCGCCGAATTCGTCCGAACCGACGACCACCGACGTTGGCCTCGTCCCGGATTCCAACACCCACGCATCCCAGTTCTCGCACCCCGGGTCCGGCGTGATCGACATCGTGTGCGTCACGAATGCCTTCGACCCGATCACCGTCGCGTAGACGCTCGACCACTGGCTCACCGCGCCCACCGAATTGCGCGCGCGCACCTGCCACTCATACGTCGAGCCGTCGGTGAGCGCGGCCGAAAACGCCGTACCCGTCGCGTCGCCCTCGACATCGCCGAGCGATGTGTAGCCGGAGTCGCCGATGCGCCGGTAGCGCTGCTCGATCCGTCCGGTCGCCAGCACGCTGTCCTGCGTGTGCGCAGTCCACGAGAGCGACACAGCAGAGACCGACTTGCCGTTGAGCAACTTTTGCGGCGAGCCTACCGAAACGCTCAGCCCCGCGACTGCGTCGACGTCCCACAGGTACGACAGGTCAGGCGGCGTCGGCTGCACCAGCGGCGTCCACGTCGTGTAGTCGAGCGCGTAGCTGGTCGAGCGGATCTCGTTGAGCACCAGATCGAACGTCCCGTCCCAGTTGTCGGTGAGCGAGGTCACCTCGAACGTCTTGCCGGCGTAGACCGATCGGTTCGTGATGTCCAGTTCCACCGTGTCGAAGAGCGCGATGTCCTCGCCGATGCCCTTCACCGAGAGGCTGCCCCGCATGCAAGGCCGGGTCAGCTCGATCGCGATGCCCTGCAGGTAGTTGGCCTGGCGCGGATCGGTCACCGACGACAGATCGACGTCCACCGTGGATTCGGCGCCGTCCTCGGTCACGTACGTGCTGTTGCGGACCACCGTCGGCGACGTTCCCTGCCACGCCTTCGTGCTGTCCGCGAAGGTTCCGGTGGCGATGTTGGCCGGCGTGACGTCGCCGCCGGTCGCGTCGATCGAGATCGGCTTGGTACCGACGATGTCGTCGTCGGTGATCGTGAGGGTGGCCGCCCGGAACGCGCCTGCGATGATCTTGTACTTGCCGCCGGTGAACGCCCGCCGGCCCGCCATCGAGCGCAGGATCTTGTCGAGATTGCCGAGCGGCGCGTCCGCGGTGTCGAGCACCGTGTGGCACTGGTAGCGCTTGATCGACTCGGTGCTTGTGCCGTCCAACGTCTTGACGGTCACCAGCTCGTCGCAGATGTTCGCCGCGACGCCGACCGCTACCCAGTCGATCCAGTCGCTCGGATACCCGCAGCCGCCGAGAGCCTGCGGCAGCGTCATCCACCAGGCCGCGAGCAGCGCCGGATTGTCGGTGTAGGTGGGATTGGACGCGTCGCGCGGGTCGTAGAACGGATGGCCGTCGGCCCCGCCGCCCTTGAGCACCGCCGTCGTGTCCGGCTGGCCGTTCTGGAATGCCGCTTCGTCCCAGAGAGACGCGAAGCGGCTGTACGCGACGCCGCGCAGCCGGTGATTCGTTGTCCACCTCGGCGCGCTCGGATCACCGCCCCAGTCGGTCGACGTCTGCGTCCCGGACCCGGACTTGAACTGCTGCCGCAGCTTGTCGGCGGTGCTCGTCGTGTAGCTCAGATCGACGAAGAGCGAGGTCGGCCCAGGCAGGCCGGATAGCGTCACGTTGACGCCCGAGATGCCCGAGACCGTCAGCGCCGTCGCCGCGCCGGTGTTCGGGTCCGTGTACCAGGCCACGACCGACCCGGCGTCCGGCGCGTAGGGCAGCGCGATCGTCGCCGAGGTCGGCGAACCAGTCACGTAGCCCATCCACCGCTGCGAGCTGGGCGCAACGTCGAACTTGGCCGGCGGGAAGCTGCCCACGGCCACGTACTCGTCGTCGAGGTAGTAGCCGACCAGCTCGCACTCGTTGGCGGCCCACGCGAGGATCGTGTCGAGATAGCTGCGCGCCTTCGCCCAGCCGGCCTTCGGCACGAGGATCGACTCGCCGTAGAGCAGGGTGCCGCCGACCCGCACGGTGCCGACGACGTACTTGCGCGTGGCCGTCCCGCCGCGCACGGTGATGTACCGATCCTGCAGGCTGCGGTTGTAGGCGTCCCGCGCGCTCTTTTCTTGGCGATTCTTCGTGTATGCGCCGATCGCCACGGTCGCCGCAAACGAGACTGCGGCCGACTGCAGCGCGCCCATCGCGACGATGTAGCCGCCCTCGCCCAACGCTGCAACCATGTAAGGTACTGCGGCCGGCATATCAGACCTCGAACGCCACGAGCGCTTCGCTCATCGGCCGGAATTCCAAGCGTCGCAGGCCCGGCGCCGCGTACCATCCGCCGCCGATCACGACGCCGAACAGCTGCCGGCCCTCGTGCTCGGCCAGCACCACGTCGCCGCGCTGCGCGAGCCGCGTCGTCGCGCGCTCCGGCAGGCTCACCAGGCCGCGCAGGCCGCCCGCTGCGTCGATGATCGCCTGCGCCTCGGCTTCGCTCGCGTAGCCGCGCCAGTGCGCCGCCGGGTCGTCGCCGGTCGCCTCGACAATCCAACCTGCAGCCCATAAGCAGCAATCATGCTTTCCGTAGGCGAACGGCGTGGACCGACTGGCATCGACATAGGCTGCGAGCCGCTCGGGCCAATCGTGACGCCTCATCGCAGCAACACCTCGCGATGCGGCCAGACGATCTTCTTCTCGGCCAGTTCCTCGGCCATCTCGCATCCGAGGTCGCCGGGATACAGGCGCTGCTGATCGGCGTTGTTCAACCGCACCGGCGCCGGGCGCGAGAGCTGCGCGTCGTAGTGCTCGACCTGCACCGTGATCGAGGCCTCGCTGTTGCTCTCGACGATCGGCATGGACCGGATGCGGCCGACCCAGTAGAGCACCGGCGAGCCGATCGCCTGGTTGCTGTCGGCGTCGAGGTAGAGCTTGTAGAGCTTGACGACACGACCTTTCGCAGGCTCACCCGCGGCGATGTCGACGAAGCCGGTATTCAGTCCGCTGAGGCCGAATTCCAGCCCCTCGACGCTGCCCGCGGACTCCGCGAGCGGCCGGATATAGCCCGGGCGGTTGCTCTTTACGTACGTGTTGGCGCCGACGATGACGTCCCACGGCGCCGTCGTGATCCTGAGCGTGCCGCTGTCGAAGATCATCTCGATCAGCAGCGCGACTTGGCGGTGCCGGCCGGCGGAGGCCGTTTGCTGGGGGCTGGAGAGGCCGCGGGACATCAGCCGCGCTCCACCAGTTCGAGGGCGAAGCCCGGCCGCACCTTACCCGGTGCGTAGGGGAACGGGCCGGCGATGTTCGAGCGCGGAATCCAGAGGATCGACGGCTTGTTCCAGACGACCGCTGTGCCGATGGCGTTGATGGACCGCACGGCGGGCGAGACCTTGACCGTCATCGCGGACGACACTGGCGTCGCATCCTCTTCGACCATGAACAGCTCAGTTCCAACCCCGATCATGTCGCCGGCCTTGAGCGTGCCGTTGCAGTTGGCGAGCGCGATCGTGTTGTCGCCCTTGGCCGTCGCGGTGCCGACAGTTGGCGAGCCGGTCAGCGTGCCATTGGGTGTCGGGCGCCCGAGATGGTGCATCGACAACGCCCGCGCGCCGCCGCGTAGGCTCGCGACCAGCGCCTCGATCTGCGGGCGATGGCGCACTTCCTTGTCTGCCGCGAACGTGAGCGTTGCGACCCACCGGGCGCCGGGCAGTCCGTAGGTGTCGATGGTGCCGCTGCGCGCGATGTTCAGCTGCACGTCGTACTCGATCGACAGGTCGAGCGCCGCGACGACGCTCAGACTGCTCGGCCACACGATCGTCGTCATGCCATCGCCCAGTCGAAGCGGCCGCGGCGCAGGCCCTGGCCGATGTT